TGTAACACGATACGGAATTTCTAAACCCGTTTCTTTGCCTTTATATTTGTGCTCAAAGCCAAATATATCTAGCTCGCAATAGATTTCATACACTTCCCTGTCACGGTCTTCTGGGTTGCGCGTGTCGAGACTGATTCCTTGTTGCTCCATCTTCTCGCGCTGAACTGCATCTAAGTTCTCTGTCAGTGGAGTAGACAGGTCGACGTCGCGATACACACCAAGGATCTGCAGGCGCTTAACAGTTGAAGGCCGCATCATCACGCGGTGCGTGATGCGCTTCGCCGTGCTCAGGTCTGTTGCGGCGTTGTTAACGATAAGATCGTCAGCGTCGACACTTTCACTAACCGGCCTTCCGCGAAGAGGGCAGAAATAGACTTTCTTGAAACTGGTCCCTCCAAAGCCAAGCATGAATAGCATTCGGTCGGTGTCGGGATAGTATTCTCTGGCGATGGCTGTGAGGTAGTGGTTGAGGTCTGTTTCGAGCGCATGGGCCAACTCGTCCTCTTGCAGCGTGTCGCCAACTGATTCGCTCCGAACCTTCACCGGCCCATCAGTTGGAAGCATCTCGCTGCGGGCGTTAGCCTGAAAGCGTAGGACTGCTTCAAGTAGGAGCGGGTGGCGCACTTTGCTCATGCCCTCCACAGGCGCTCCGTCGGATGCGCCCTGAAGGCCCGGAATTTCGATCTTGAGGCCGAGCAACTTAATGCCCTGCGCCCTGTCTTCAATCCAGTCGCCGCGGCTGTCCAAGTCATCCTGAACGCCACGAAGTAGCTCATACGAAATACGCTGCAGCTCGCCTTGGTCGATGTCGTCGACCAAGTTTGAAAACCATTCCCTTACTCTTTCCGCCTCACTCGGACCGTCTACTGGACGGCCATCAAGTGATACGCTTATCGATCCGTCGTCGTGTTCGATGCGTAGGATGTTGCCCTTGTCGTCTGTTTCGGGCTTGTCCTCGCCGTCACCTATTTCAACCATTACGTCTTCTAGACCGCCGAGCCCTAATGGCTCACCTTGTTCTTGGCGGAGGTTGTGAAAGTTATTTTCAGGAGGCATTTACCAAATCCTTTTTAGCCGCCCACCAAGCTCTTTTTGCGGCACGCATGTTTTCAATTGCCTCAGGAGTATGTTTGCGTCCTGAATGAGCCAAAGACATTTTTACCTTAGTTTCTGGGGAAAGTCTTCTACCCAAGTTGACTTGCCTTAATCTCTCAACCTGTTCTGCTGGCATTTTTTTACCTTTATTATGGGGAACTCTACCCATAAAAGCAGCAGACATTTTCTTCCTTGTTTCCTCAGAATGCTTTCTCCCAGCATTTCTACCCTTACTTGCAATCCCTATTTTTATTCTAGATTCTTCAGACAGTTTCCTTCCAAATTGGCCCTCTCCCCCATCTGTAAGATTTACAATGTTAATTCCGTATTGTTTCCAAAATTTAATTCTTTCTATTTCTAAGTTAAACGCCTCATCCTCTGTTAATTCTCCAGCAACAATTCTAACCTCTACACACATACCCATAGAGGAAAGTTTACTTTGAATGAATTTATGATGTCTATTCCTGCCATACATAGAATTTGCCCGCTTCCCACGCCCTTTTCCGACATAGAAGCATTCATCAGTATCAGGACGCCAATGTTCGTAAACATAAAATTTCATTTTAAACCTTGCCGAATCAATAGCTTCTCTATTTCCTCAACAAACCGATCAATACCTTCACGCGCCGCCGCGTTGTCGTCCTTTGCTTGAATTTCATATATTCTAACATAGTCGTAGGGATATTTCCCCCAACATTCTACGCGAAACTTGCCGAGGCCTTGGCCGTGGGCTGGCGGGCTTTCGATGACGTCAACGACTGCGCTTGCAGGTATCATTATTCTTTCCTTGATTATATGGGATAAAGAGGCTCATCGTTTGAGCTGATATGCAGCCTGCTCTCATCCAATTGCGCTGTGTATTCTGCGCCCCTGACCAGCAGGCCAATGTCGCGTAAGTGTTTTAACGCCATACTGGTCGTATCGACAAGGTCGTCGTGCTTTCCTTTTGGAAATACAGCAAGCTGGTTAATTACCATATCTGACCACGTCGTCTCAGGCATATGGATTATGCCCTCGGCAAATAGGTGTTGAACACTATAGAGGCGCGCAAGCTTGTCCTGTCCTTTGGGGTCGACGAGCTGCACCGCAAATTCCTCGTGCCCATACATGCGACGGAGCTCTTGCGCCACGCTGTAGCCGGAGGCCTTGTTCTCGACGAGTAGCTTGAGGACGCCATAGCGGTCCATCGTCTCTTGGACCTTCTCGACGAGCTCGTGCAGCTCGAGCCTCTCTGCCCACGCATACATGAGCATGACCTTTGGTCGCTCTTCGCGATATTGCCTATCGAGTGCAGTCAGAGACCCATCGTAAGCAGTCGTGCGATTGGCTTGCGCCATTCCTTCGCCGCTCGACCACACGCCCCAGACCGTCATCGCTGAAGGGTCGTTGGAGGTCTTGGTCGTATAGGCCGTATCGATTGCCGCTATGACGTAATCAAAAGCCGGATAGGTTGGACGGTTCCACGTTGGAATCCACTCGCGCCGAATCACGCCGCCACCTCGAGGAGATGGCATCTGCTGGAACTGGGCGGCTGCGGCCCACGGCCCCATAATGATCTCGTCGCGCTCGACAACCTCTTCCGGGAATCTATCCGGAAATAGCAGCTGACCCTCTTCCGTCCGATAGTCCTCGAGGCCCAGCATTGTCGGCTGCGCCCTCGACGGGTCAAAGCGCATTGGCAGGGAGATGTAGTCGTATGGAAGACTTCGATCCAACACTGAGCCTATAATATCGTCCTCCGCGAGCCTTTGTTGTATTATAATGATGGCTGACTTCTTGGGGTTTACAAGACGTGTCGGGATCGCCTCAAAGAATTGCTGGTTGGTCGTGTCTTTGATCTGCTGCGAGGCTGCGTCAGAAACTGACAGGATGTCGTCACATATGATTCGATCTGCACGAGCGCCGGTTATTGAGTTGATGGCGCAGCACTGGCGAAAGCCCATCGCCGTGTTCTCGAACTTCTGCTTTTGATTCTGATCTTTCTGCAGGACGACGTGCGGCCACCTGTCGCGATACCAATCTGATTCGATAAGCCGGCGCATCTTGATGCCATCTCGAATCGCCAGCTCTTGGCTGTGCGAGATACAGATGTAACGCATGTGCGGCTTGTAGCACGGCCCCCACTCAAAGCTTGGCCAGAAGACGTTGACGAGGAGCGACTTCATCGAGCCCGGAGGCACGGCAATCATGAGACGGTTGTAGAAAGATCCGTCGTCAAACTCTGTTTCATTTGTAATAGCAAGGAGCGATTCTGCGATGAGGTCTATATGCCAGTTGTGGATATATTCAGACCCGGGCTCAATCGCCCCCCACGCCTGCCTGACAAACTCTGCGAAGCTTTCTTCGCACTCAGCTCTTGTGATGTCGATATAGCCTTGGCGTGCGTCTACACGCTTCCCAAATAGCTCAACTAATACTGGCTTCAGGCTCATCGAATATTGCTTCACTGTCCATTGGTATCATTATATAGCCGTCGTCGAGCATATTTTTAAGATACAGCATTATTGCTTTCTCTATATCAATCTCAGACTTCGCGGCGGTTAATGCATCGTTGTGTGCCACGATGATTGTCTTCAACGCCATTCATGATCTCCTCAATAATATCGCGCTTGCGTTGTGCGACCTTATGCTTTTCGACAATGTATGGCGTGTAAGCATCATACTCTTTAACAATCATTGCGGCGCGCTCGCGCTCCTCGAGCCTTATGCGCTTCTCCAAGAAGTATAGATCATCAATTAATGATTCGATGTGCTTCTCTGTCTGTGTCAATGCGTTGTCCCCTCAGTCCACATTGCCATACCGTGCGACGATGCCGTGTTTACTGTTTCGGTCACGATATTAGAAAAGTTCTCTAACGCGCGTGTCGCGTCGTCTGCTGATGCTAGATCATTGCACAACATGTAAGATACGGTAGACGCCAAAACTTGAAATGCAGCCTCTAAGCTTTGCATCTCATACAACATACCGAGAACTTCAGAAACCGTTTCCGCCACCTCTCTCATTTCCTGATGGGAGAGTTCGACTTCCCTCATTTATC